TTCATCATCAAGGAAATGGTATATGTCTGCTTCTATAGCATCCATTGTTGGACTTACAACTATATCAATAACACCATTACTATGTGTTACGCTTAAGACTAAGTCTTTTTGACCAAACTCTAACACTTGCTTGACAAACTCTTCTGTAGTATCTACAGTCTTGAAACCGTTCCTAGAGAATAACATATTGGTATTCCTTCTTTCCCTGTAATGCTCTTGATGATTGTACCATAACCATCCAAATTCCGCTCAACAAACCTACTCCACAAAGACCTACTGCAAACATCATTGTAGTGTCAATGTTGCCACCCAAGATGTATTCTAATAAAGCAGAAATTGGAGCCATACATAAAACAGTAACTGACATTACTGAGATGCATTCCAATAATGTATATAGTGTTTTAGGCATATGCTTTGTAATCTGCCAAAACGCAAAGAATCCACCACCCCAAACAACAACATAAAACAAACGATTAATTATATCTAAAGTCATCCTGCTATCTCCCAATTATCTACCATAACGTCTTCTGTCTTGAAAGTGTAATATGCCCAAGAGATTTGTTCACCTTTTGACGTTAAGAACATAAACTTTAATCTATCATCAATAATTCTTACAAAGTAAATCATGGTGATATCGTCTTTGGTTTTTCTCTCTCTGGTGATGCATTTACCATCACGGAGCATTGGCAATACCTGTTCAAGTTTCATAAGAATAGTATATCATAAACTATATACCTGTCAAATTAAAAAAATAACTTGCAAGGTATAGTGTTAGTGATATAATTAGTCATCGAACCAAGGAGTTTAGAAATGAACAAGCAAGAAGTTATCACGATGTTTATGAATGCTGTAGGACAGTATACAAAGGCTATTGACAAAACAGCTGAAACCAATATCACTTACAAGAAAAGTGTTTACGCTCTTGAAGATGCTGTAAATCTCATCTACCGTGAAGTAGACCCAAAAGAATTAGGTAGCAATGCAGAAGCCCGTAATGCTAAGGTTTCTGAAAAGACCCAAGATTTGATTATTGCAAAGCGTGAAGCAGAATTTCTCTTGGAAACCGCTCGTGCAAATGAATCACGTATTAAGGCTGAAGTAGACCAAATCAAGTACATCATCCGTGCGCTTGAAGTCAAAGAAGAAGCATAATTAGGAAGGGGGTTGAAAAACCCCCTTTTTTTATTTGACAAAATTTTTTAGGTATGGTTTTTACCATACCTAAAGATAATTCCCAAGAAAAATTCTTGGGAATTATCTTTATTAGATTATGAACAGTAGATTTCACCTTCTTCGTCAAATCCACAGTCAATAGCGTATTGCACGTCATCACCATCAGCAATAGTGTAAGTCACTGTTACTACAAGTTTCTTGAAAAATTCTTTGCCATAACCGTTTACAATCATATCAAGAGCTGAATGTGCGATTTCATTCAATTTTTCCCAAGAGAATTTTGTATCCTTCCATGTGTTGGGGGTTTGGGAGTTGGTTTCGCCCATTAAGTGTTGTGAACGGATTTCTACTTTTTGAACAAGGTATGTTGTTTCCATGCCATTATTATATCATTAGTCATATACCTGTCAAGATATTTTATAAATATATTATGAACGATGTAGAGCCAGAATTATACCCTGTTGATTTTCAAAATATGATATCTGACGTGTGGGTATATGTTAATCCCCTTACTGGAAAACATGCTAAGTCAACATTGACTGGAAAACTTGCTGTATTCCTGAATGAAGAAATAGGTAGGAGCTGGGAAACAAAATCTAAATCATTGGCAGGTATGATAGGATACTTAGTCACTTGGGATGAAATGATAGAAATTTCTAACAAGCAGACAGGGGGAGAATATGAGTTATATACTACTCATTATAACTAACGTATTGTGTTTATGTATGCTTATGTGGTTATGTGTATTTAGTTATATGGTATGGAAGAATGTTAAAGATAATAAATAAGACAGACCACGTTATAGCATTGATGATAGACAACTCTTGGGAGACAATTATGCCCCAGGGTTTGTCATGTAAATTGGTTGCAAACAAGTCTAACCCTATAATAAAAGACGGTATACGATTCAATCCTACAAGGTTCAATCGTGTTGTTGAACTACCTAGCAGACAACTTGATACTATTATAATTGTAGAGAGAGAAGTAGCCTTGTTTATATGGAAGACCTTATATAGAGAAGATGTCTGTTATTTAGACTACCCTATTGTTAGAGATGATAAGTATAATAGTCTTGCTGCTATGAGTCTTGTATGTTTAGAAGACTCTTCTATTCGTTATTGTTTGTAAGATCCATCTTTTCTAAAGGGCATGGGGGGGGTATGTTAGAATATTCTTTGGGTTCCCGCTCCCCCCTATCAAAAAAAAGGCCATATGTGAAGAAATCGCACCCTAGTTTTTGCCCCATAACCTTTGCCCCATAATTTTCTAGAAGTATGGGGGGGGGTGGTTAAATTTTATCATTTTGCCCCAGGATTAGGTATCTTTTTTGCCCCAGGATTATATATTAATTTTCTTCCCTACATTTTGGCCCAGGATTAGAGGGGGGGGGTGGTTAAGTTTTATTGTTTTTGGTAATTATTAGGTATCTTTTTTGCCCTAGTATTAGTATATAGTTTTTGGGCCTTGTTTCTGATAAATTTTCTGACTTTGTTTTTATTATTCTTTGATAATAATTTTTGTCAGAGTTTTATCAGATTTTAGGGGAGACAAGGTGTGATATAATATGGGCAGGAGAAAATTATGTTTACTAAATATTCACAGGAAGAGTTAGAAGAATCAATAACGGATGCTGGTGTAGAGAAAGCATTTTTAGTTTATAGTGAGAGGGGTGGTCGAGCGGGTTTGGAATCATTTTCGGCGCAATGGAAATCTCTTATAGGTAGAATGATTGAGGGCTACACTAATCTTATGGGTGTTAGTATTGCAGAGGAAAAGTATAAGAGAAACAATCCATTTTGGGATCCTAGAGATTAAATAAAAAAAGAGGAGCAAAGCTCCTCTTTTTTTATTGTTAGTGTCAGAGTTTAGGGGAGACAATGTTGTTTCCAGTATTATATAGGTATGTGGTATAAATTTGCGAAACAAGGGTCATTATGGTCAATTGTGAGTCCTACATTTGAGCAGGATGTTGACAATGCTATTAACGCTTCAAAAGTCATTGATACAAATGGCAAGTACAAATTAGATATTGATTTATTTCAAGAAAATTTTAGAAATATTCCTGATAACAAATTGAAAGATCTTAAATTTAGTTATGCAGAAGGCTCAGCAGATACAGCTGGAGCATATTATGATCCTGAAACTCATGAAGTTGTTGTGAATATATATCACTATCAAAATCTAAATTTGAATTATTTGAAATCGACATTAAAGCACGAGATTATACATGCTATTGAAGATTTGTTACCTTTTCGTAAGAAAGAATTATATATAGGTTCTGGCAAATTACATTCAACAGATAATTTTGGCACTTATAAATCGCTTCCAAATCAAAAACCGTTATCAAGCTCAAGAGAAGATGCCAGATATGATCTTGCAAGAGACTTGACGGTTGATTGGAGCGATACAAGTAGTTATGAAAAACCAGTTGATGCAGAAATGCGGAAAAAAAGAAAAAAAGTCCTTAAGGAATTAGACAGAAGAAAAGATTCAATTTTTGGCCTTTCTGAATTTTATTACGCAAACCCAAGTGAATTAAGAGCAATAAGATCTGAGTTTGATACTTTTTTCAGCTTCGATCATTTAATTCATACATTTCACACTTATTATGAAAATAGAGAAAAAGGTAAAGAGATATTTTTGGAGCAGTTCAAAGTTCTAATACAAACCATAGTAAATATCAAAGATGTTAGCAGTTCATATAAAACATCTGAGCTTTATAATAATATTAAAGAAACAACTCAATATACCATCGATGATTTATTATTTTCACAGATAATTAGAAACTTAAATCCTCAATATATAAGACAAATTGCAAAATATTTGACAAATCTTTATATTGATGTAAAGAAATATCTTGATAGTTATGAGCCAGATAATAGTGATACAGAAGTAATAGAATAAAAAAGAGGAGCTTTGCTCCTCTTTTTTATTTATTTCTTATCTTTTTTGTCAGTTATTGGTCCGCCTGTCACCCAAGCGTCACAAGTTCTTTTGGCTGCACATTTAAATTTTAAGAATTTACAGTAGCCAAGTTTTCCTGCGTTTATGGTTTCTGTGGCATCTTCTCCTATGCCTTTTTCTATGCAGTCCATTGTTTTTGTTGTAATATCGAAAGCAGCACAGTTACCGCATAGCATGTTTTTCACTTCTGATAGGTCATCCACTTTCCACATATCCATTTTCTTTTTCCAGAATTTGTCATTTGGTTGTGATGGGTCAGCTGGTCCATATCCGTGTTCATTGATAGCTTTTTGTCTATTTTTGAGGTTGAGTTCAATATCTTGTGTTGCATCTGGGCAGTCTTGTTCTTTTTCAGCTAATTTGGTCATAATTAGATTGATTCTATTAGCTAAAAGAATTTCGTGACTGTTTTCAAAATCGTCAGCTATATTTGCTAGGGATGATAAAATTATTCTTTTATTCATTATGGTCTCCATAGTAATATTTTAAGTATTTATTATTGTATCCTTTTAGGAATCTTGTTTTGATATGAATAAAAATACATTATGAGAATTAGTCCAATTGGTGTTGACAAGTTGAAGTATTATGATTGGTTTTACAGTGAGGATCATAATCTTTGGTATTATTTTAAGAAGCGCAAGAGTGATAGCTTTAATAGTGCAGAGCTTGATGACACTTTAGATCCAAAAATTAAGAGTATTGTAAAGTATTTGAACAATAATGGTTATGACACGTTGCCAAGTTGCGAGGGCCATAATCGCACAAAGAATTTCATTGATAAGGCTTGGAAAAATCTTTTGGGTGATAGGAAAAAGATTCGCACTATTGGTTTATGGTTAAATAATTGCGAGAATGATAATAAATATTTTTTAATGGATCCTAATTGGGAGATTCCTTTTAGTTATAGAGAGTTTAGCGATATATGTAGTGGAAAGAAAGAAGTGGTGGGTTATATTGGGTTTTATTGCGATGATGAAAAAGTTTTCAGGTTGTTAGAAGGGTTATTTAGTGGTAATTCTTATGTTTCTGTGCGTTTTGATAGTAAGGTTATAGAAATATTTAATAAGAGTAAAGATGATATTATTAGAGGCAAAAATTGGGATTTAATAAGTAAAACTTTAAAAGATGTGATTAAATAAAAAAGAGGAGCTTTGCTCCTCTTTTTTATCTCACTCCCGAAAAACTTATTTTGCTCATAAATATTCCGCTTAGTTTTCTGTATGCTTGTTCTGCATCCATAAATTTGCTAGAAAAAATTCTTATAGCATTTAGGATATTATCTCTAAGTTCAGGATTTTTATTGATTTCTTTATATCCTTGAAGATTTGTTTTATTAGACAATGAGAGTCCTATATCTGTATCTGATTTACTTGGGTATGCTTTCCTCATTTCTTTAAAGACAATCTCATATACTTTTTGGTTATAATCAATAGGTTTAGGATTCAGTTTATCTAGTTCTTCAGCTTCTGTTTGTTGCATTCTTTCGTATGCGGTTTGTGGTGTTTGTTTTTGGGAATTGAGTTCTGGGTTATCAGAAAGATTTTGAGCTGACACGAATTGTTTAAGATATTTAAGATCGTTTAATAATGTTTGTCTATCGGTATCTGATAATCTTTCTGTTTCTAATTTATTAGAAATGAACTTAAGTCTTTTTTCTGCAAGTGTTTTTTGATATTCTGGGCTTTGTAGTTGCTTGATTCTTTGTGAAATATTTTTTTCATCAATAAATGATGGCATATTCCAATATCTATTATTAGTGTAAATATCTGATATTTCAATTAGCCCTGAGCCTGGTTTTGCAGATTTTAGTCTATCAATTTCTTGTTGAATTTGTGGGTGTAATTCAATAAATCTATTTTTGATAAAATTAGATTGTGCTAATTTTTTCATGACATTTGTGACAGATTTAGATTCTATGTACATACCTGAATCGTCAAGTTCATTTGCTATTTTATTTAGGGATGCTACTATTTGTCTCTTATTCATTTTTTGTTCCTGTGTAGGTTGTTATAATCTTTTTACAAATCAAATTATTTTTTCCCTTTATATTATTTATATGTATTATTTCCAAGCAATGAAAAATTTGATAGAATTTCGGGATTATATTTTAGATAATCAGGGAAAAGAAATATTTTTTGGAGATATGGAATTTTATTATATTTTAAGCGCAGACTATTACTTAAAAATATATGAAGTGGATTTGGACGAGTTTGACATTCCTGCGCCAAAATGGAAAGGATGTTTCGGTACTAATATTTCTTCAATATTAGAAAGTTGGAAGAGAGATATTCTTTTATAATAGTTTTATGAAAAAAGGATTGTTTTTAATTAGAGGTGAGTCATTTCGAGAAGGAGGGCAATTTAGTAGAATTATTGGCTCTAGAAATTTTATTAATGATCAAATCGAGGCTGCCAACACACATAAAAAACTCTTTTCTAAATTACAATTAGAGGGCAATGTTATTCATGTTGCATTAGATACTGTGTCAACAAATTATGACAAATTATTAATGGATGTTTATGGAGATATACAAAGTTATAATTTTAAGTCTCAGCATGATTTGTCTCAATATTATGGTGTTCAAAAAGCATTAGATAATATAGAATATTTGTTTAAGCAAAATGATTATGATTTTTTAGTAATATCAAGAAATGATTTATTTTTGAGGGATGAATTTATCAATTTATTTAATGTAAATGATGAGGTTGTAAAATTTCCATGTGTTTGTTGGTATGAGAATAGAAAACTCGATTCTGGATTGCCAAGAGTTGTAGATACATTTTTTTACATACCAAAACAATTTTTAGGATTAAGAAAAACATTTAGGGTTCAAGGCTACAAAGATGGCCATGATTTGCTTGATTTATGGGTGAAATCTTATTCAAATCTTGTGTATGGTTTTTATATAAACACATACCATGATTCGAACACTATACATGATTGGAATCCATTATATAAAATGATAGGTCGTCCAGAGTGTTTAGAAATGAAAAGTGATTCTAAACTAACATATCCAGAAGATTTCTAATGAGAATAATCTTTGGGATACAATTATATTTTTATTTCATATGGGCAAGTGAGAGTGAAAACTTAGTTCAATGGTTTCTTTATGCATTATTGATGTGGGTTGCTGCGTATTATTTGCATTTATATAATTGGGAAAAGAGAAAGAGCTATAGGAATGCTATAGCTCTTTACAGTTTGGTAATTTATTGTTTTATATTTTGTTGTAGATTAATTTCACTCGTCGGGAATAATATCACCCTGTAAATCTTGTATTTTCTTTTGTTGTTCTCTTTGAACATCGTGTGCATTTGCTATTGATATTTGGAATTTGTCTATAATTTCAATTGTTTTCATGATAGAAGATTTTACTTCTTCTAAATTTTGATAATTATTATTTCCTGATCTTGTTGGCATGTCTTCTGGTGATATTGTTTCAAAATTATTTAGTTCTTGCATCAATTCGTTATAATCGAATGGGCGAGAAGATATATCACCATTATTTTCTAAAATATTTGTTTGTTTTAGTAATCTTGTTAATGTTCTTTCATCATAATAATTGAATAAAGCCCTAATACCATCTTCTAAATCTTGTTTATATTGTATGGCCATAAGTAAAATGGAAGCTATCTTGTCAGCAGCTTTATATTGGCCATTTTTGTCTAATTGTTGGGCTATTCTTACTAATTTATTCATATCTTCTAGGATCTAATTGAATCTCTATAATTTCTTTAGGAAAACCTTTTTCAATTTCTTCTAATATTTCTGTAAATGTTTTGTCTTCTACATTATTTTTTTGTTTATAAAGGCCAGCTTTACTTAATTGGATCTCTAATGGATCGCTAGGATTGCCTTTTCTCACTTTTTCAAATAAATCTTCAAAATTCTTTGGATCCACTGTTTTGTGATGTTTTGAAAGGCCATCTTGTAATGATTTATAAAGTTCGCCTTTTCTCACCTCTTCTAATTGTACTTCTTGTTGTTCTAATCTTTCTTTTTGTTGAAGAAGCGCTGTTTTAATAAATTTTCCCATTATCTTGCCCTATCTGCATTTAATGCTAATTGTTTGAGTTTATTTTCTTCTTCATAAGTAAATTTAGAAGTTTGTTTTTTGTTATTTTTATAAGTATGATATTCTGCAAGTGCTTTGTCAGTTACATCTTCATAAGTTATCACTGAAACTCTAGGTTTTATTGGAGCAATAAAATCTGGATCTTTTTTGGCTAAAAATTTGCCAAAATTTGTCCAAGCAGCAAATTGAGGAGAATCAACTAAACTTCCTTCTTCAAGAAGATTAGTGTTTTCTTGTGCAATTTTCATCATAACTCGTGTTATTTCATTAGATGCTTCCACAAGATTCAATTTATCTAATTCTTCACAAATTTCATTCATTGATATTAAGATTCGTCTGTTCATTATCATTCCAAAAAATAAAGGTATTTATATGTTAATGTACAGTAAGAAGATTTATCTCACCTTCTTTTATAATATTACTATGAACAGAACATTTGTTATTTTTAGTGTGGATGAAATTTCACTAATTGATTTTTTGCAGGTTTTAGAGACTAGCGCTGATACATTGCGCAAGAGTGTTGATGGCACTAAGACTTTTGTGAAATGGGATGGAGATACGGTTCCAACTTGTGTTGAAAGTCTCACTACCAAATCTGACTATCATACATATGAAGAAATTTTAGCTATTCTTGCTGGCCCAGATTGGACACAGCCGGTCTAATTATTTCCCTCTACTACCACTTCTTCTTATTTGAGGCTTTGGCGCATTTGTCAGAGCCTTTTCATTTTTATTATCTATAGAAGTTTTTGCACCATTATTATTTGCGCTTTTGAATTTACTTAATAATGCTTCTTGTTCTGGAGACAATTTCTTTTTCATTTATCTTCCTTGCGACTTAAAGAATTGATTTTTTTCTTTTTCAAATTGTTCAGCTTCTTCAGTAGTTCTAAATACATGTTTTTGGCTGTAATAGTTTCTTGCTTCTTGAACTGTTTTGAACTTTGGGCCATCTGATGATTTGGTTTTATTATTATTTACTATGCTATTTAATAATATATCTTCATCATGTTTACTGATATTTTCATTTTTCTTATATGATTCTTGTTTTTTCAACATGCTTTTTATTTCTGAATTAAGCATATCTTTTGAAATTTCACCTTTCATTGCTTGCATAATTAAATCAGTTGCTTTTGCTGCGTCTTGATTAACCATACTTTTAAAAGATTCTAATTTTCTTGGATTAGTTGATGATTGATGAGTTTGAGCTAGTTTGACAGCACGTTCAGTAAATTCTTGCGCTTCTTGTTCGTGTCCAGCATCATCAAGAATATTTGCGAGTTCTATGTATCCAGCAATTACTTTTTTCATAATATATTATTCTCTGTAATATTGATTTTCACTAGTTTATTTCCATATCTTTTTTATTCTGTCTATATGTTCTTTTTCTAAACCTTTGTATGGATCTGTTTTGATATGATTTTTGGCTTTATTGCCCAAACTATCATCATCTAATATTATATAGTTTTCTATGTTGTTTTTATCTATAAATCTTTTTATTTGTTCCCATCTGTCTTTGTGTTCTTCGCCTTTTTCATCTGTCTTTGCTATCACTGCGCATTTCGATCCATTTTCTTTAAATATCTTATTTATTTTTTCTATTGGATATCTTGTGCGCCAATAGGAAGACAGCACTATTTTAGGATTATATTTTTCTATTATTTGGTTTAAAAGATCTATTTGTTTCTTACTAATTACAAAAGATATATCATTTATTTTATCTAGGAATTCTTCGCCTGTCACATTGTAATCATTGAAAGAATTCATCACTCCATCTATATCTAGGAAAAGATACTTCTGTTCTTTTGCGCCTTTTATTGTAATTTTGTATTTCATATTTTTATTATAGAGAGTTTAGGATATGCGCTCCTTTTTATTAAGAAATTATTTATTTCTCTTAATATATCTTTACTTATTTAGTGGAATAATAATTACAGATTTCTAAAAGGAAACTAAAAAATGAAAAAAGCGTTTACTCTTATTGAACTCCTCGTTGTCATTGCAATCATCGCTATTTTGGCTGCAATTCTCTTCCCTGTTTTTGCCCAGGCTCGTGATAAGGCTCGTTCTGCATCCTGCTTATCTAATATGAAACAGATTGGTACATCTACTATGATGTATGTCCAAGACTATGATGAGAACTATTACCCACACCGTTTCAACTGCCGTGATGCTTCTGGCGCATTTCAGGTTTGTCCTCAGTATGTAGGAGATCCAGCTGCTAGTGCTTACGATGCAAATTCTTCTATGCGTTATTACTGGGTACACTTACTTCAACCATATGTAAAGAACTATACTTTATTCAAGTGTCCTAGCAATCCAACTGCTTTTGCACCAGGAGATAAAGCAAAGATCAATTTCAATGCACCAGGAGCATTGGGAACAAACTATGGTGGACAAAACTCATATGGACATAATGATGCTTGGATGAGTCCTGCTGGTTCATTCGCTGATGCTAGTGGTAATCCACAAAGTGTTGCAGCAGCTAGCGTTTCCAGACCTGCTGGAATTATTCTTGTATCTGATGCTTCTTACTATGGTGTAGTTCCAGATGTAATGAATGAATCAGGTTTACTTGATACTACTAAATTTACTACTTCAGATATTGCTGCTATCCAAACATATGTAAATTCACAAGGTAGCCAATATAAGTATTATTGGAAGAATCTTGGAAACGCAAACTGGAGTGCATCTGGTGGCACTCTCGACGCTGCAACAGGATTGAATAAAATTGGTGCTAGACATACTGGTACTGTCAACTGTATTTTTGTAGATGGACACGCTAAGGCTGTTCAATACAAGAAAGCAGTAGGAGATCTTTGTCTCTGGGCTACTGGTGATTATCAAGGCTGCAATTAATTTTTAGCAAATTAGAAAAAAAGATCTACGAAAGTAGATCTTTTTTTTGTTTCTGTTTGCTAAAAGATCTATCTTAATCTTTCACTCATTTATTGAACATATAATACTATTGTTCGTCTATTGAACAGAGGTAAAAATTATGAATAAAGTGCTCGTCTCTCTTGCAGCTTCTTTGGCTGTTCTCGGTGTCGTTTTTGCACAGGTTCCAGGTGGCTTCCAAGGTCAGGATGCTCCTCGTCCGGTTGGTCCTGGTCAAGGTGGTGGACGTGCTGGGGGTGGTTCTTCTGTAGCTGCTTCTGGCAATTATGTTTATGTCATTTCAGGTAACACTCTTTATCAATTTAGTGTTGATGGATTGAAGCTTGTGGCAAAGACTACTCTTCCAACTGTAGATCGTGGCGGAGTAGATGGTTCTGCTGGTCGTGGTCAGGGTGGTGGCAAGCAAGGTCGTCCTGATGGTATTCAAAAGTAGTTAGGAGCATCCCAAAACACAAAAACAGGGGCTTTGAAAAAGCAGCCCCTGTTTTTGTGTTTTGGGATGCGAAATAGGAAACTGTATACTAAATAATGGAATAAAAATGTTATGAAAAGGTATAGTTTTAGGATCATCACAGCTGGCATAAAAGAAGATATTCAAGCAATTTGCAATCATTTGGGTAAAGATGCAGAATATTATCAAGACTTAAGAGAAACAGTAAAGAAATATGATCAAAAGTATCAAGTATTTGCTGCTTGGATATTAGCTCGTAATATTGAAGCAGATGAATATGTAGAAGCTATACAAAAATATATTGACTCAAGAAGAATTACTAAATTTTCAGTTAGTAAAAATGCTGTCAAAATAAACGACGAAGTTTTTGATGATGCGATTAAATTAACAGAATATATACACGCTCAATTTCCTATTTTAGAAGCTGAAGAACAAGCTACAAACACTGAAACAGAAGATGTTCCTGTTGTAGCAAATAAAGATAATTCTATAAGGATATTTGAGATAAATAATGCCAACGATGGTAGAAGATTAGTTGGTGATGATACAAGTTGGTGTATTGGCTATAAAGGCCCAAATAATATGTGGCAATCTTATAGAGATAGTCACGATGCTTCTTTTTTTGTAGTTTTTGATAACAATCCTCCTACAGAAAATCAAAGAAAAGTTGCAATTGATTTTGCTTCAGAAAATGTTTTATTAACAGACATTCCAAATATAACCGGACATCAACTTACAAATGGATGGGATTGGGATAAGTATTCTCAATACTTAACTAGCAAGGGAATTAATTTACAAGCAACAAGACCAAATCCTGAAACTGGTCAAGAAGAATTAATTCTTAAGAACAAACCCAAGTCTACAGAAGAAAGATTACAAAATGGCACTTTTAACTATATAGCTGCTTTGGGTGTGGAAGATATACTTTTATGGCAATCTGGAAAATCTAAAGTCAATGGCGAAGATAGTGACATTCAAAGAATAGATAAAAATAGTTTAGATATCATAGAAGAGGTTTCAGATAGATCTGGTATTGCGTACATCCTTAATAACCCTGATGCTAAATTCTATACTTCAAGATGGATGGGTTTAGGTAAACGTGTAAAAGATGAAGTTTTAGAATATTTATCTAGAAGTGTTGGTGGTGAAGATTTGTTGATGAAATATGTCAACACTGGTTTGCAACTTTCTGAAACGCAATATCAATTTTTTAGAAAAAACAAAAATTTACTTACTTCATATTTAAGAAGTCAAATTATAGGTGGTAGAAGATTTAGCCCTCTTATGCAAATTGATTTAATAAACTTAAATAGAAAAGATTTATTTGAACAATTAATCGAAAAACAGGGCGGTATAGATGAAATTGCACAACCAACCTTAAAAGAAAAACCAGATTTTTTAAGAATTTATCTTGAAACTTTGATAGAAAACGATAACTTACAAACTGGTATTGGAGTTCGCCTTAATGATGCTGATTTATTATTAGATTTAAACGACAGAGATTTATTGATCAAATATATTAGCACTGTAAAAACTTTTGTTCCAAATGGTGTACGAAATTTAATTTTTGAAGATCCAAAATTATTTTTATTGTATGCAAAAAATAGATTGACAGATAATGATTTAGTAGATTACACTTCGGCTTTTCCAAAAAATGATTTAAAAAATGTCGTATTGCAATCAGGGGATAAATCACTTATTAAAGAAGTGGCAATGGCAACTGGTTTTGATAAAAATGATTTTGAAAAAGCAAAAGAACTTGGGGTATTTGAAGAAGTAAAGTATTCAATTTTATGTCCCAAACCTTCCAAAGATATTACTAAATATTACAATCCCAGCGATCCTTTTGATCTTTCATTAATTAACCAAATAAAAAATGTAGATCTTTTACGTGAATTTTCATTTAATAATTTTGACGAATATAGTGGAACTTATCAATATGATTGGAGTAATAATCCAACCATAAATTTTGCATTTGATCTTAAAGAGCACGAACAAACAATCTTAAAAGACGCTCATTACGCATACAAAGATAGACCAGAAGAAATTATCCCTCATAATGCAAATCAAACTTTATTATGGGCTATTTACAATGATGGCAAATTATTTAAGAAATTTGAAGAAGTTGAGATGAGTGATGAGGCAAAAGAAAATTTCAGAGATGCTATTCAAGAATTTCAAAATGCAATACAAGATATAAATTTCTGGAAAAATTTCTTTAAGAATATTGATCATTTTGCTGATTGGATAGGAAGTAATTTAAATTTTAATGAAAATGATTTTGCAAACATTTTAAGGTTTATTCCACAAGAATTTTTAGAAGATCCAGAAATTAAAGAATTTTTGCAGAGAAAAATGAATAACATTTCTGCTAGATATTTTATGTCTAATATAGACATTGAAAAAACACCTTGGCTATATGAAGACTATATAAATCAATTTTTAGATGGCAACAGATATGTAAGATCTGAATTTTACAGAGTATTACATCGTGGTAGAAGTTATGCATTTGAATTCCTCTCAAAAATACTAGAAAAAAGAAAATTTAGTGATGAAGAAATCGACTCTTTCAAAGACTTTACACCAGATATTATGTTAGAATTTTTGGATTTGTATACACATTATTATCCAGAAGTAAAAGAAGATCCAAATTTTTATAATTTAGACATATTTAGTTATTTTAGAAATCGTCCAAATTTAAATCATCAATTACATTTATTAAGAAATTATCCTAAATTTTTTGAAATGCAAGTTTTGAACGGAGATGTTTATGTAAATATAATGCCAGAGATAAGAGCAGCATTAGTTCATATGTATCCTAACCTTGCTCCGAAAATTCTTGCATATGAAAGAAAATCAAAATATGGCACTGGATATTTTGATGAAGAAACTGGCCAAGTGATGAAAGGAAAAAGACCAACACCGCCTGAAACACAAAAAGAATTGCCTGATCCATTTGCGTCAGAAGAAGATGTACCTGAAGAAGATGAAGAACTTACCACTGCCTTTGTAAACTCTATGGTGAAAATCGCTCAAAAATTGGATTTTAAAAAAGAATATAGGTTAGCAGATAAACTAACCTATATTTTAAGAAAAAAGATATAATTTTAATTATTCAAAATCATCTTCAAAAGGAATTTCTAAATTATCATCTTCAAGATTCTGTTGTTTCTTTCTATGTCTAGCTAAATTGAAAGATTCACCTTCTGGAAGATCTTGGAATCTTAATTGAGCTGGATCTTCTGTGTACATTTCTTTACCAGTGATATAATTCATTTTTGGTTTATATTCAACATCATAATCTTGCAAATTAGGTAAGATGAACTTTGTTCCTAGTAATTCTTCAAACTTCTGCACTGATTCATCATTTTCATATTTTTCAAAAATCTTTTTAGCTATTTCTAAACTTAATTTATCTGAAGAATTATCCATAGCCCCAAAAGCAGATTGATCTAAATTAAATTCATTCTCATCCAAGCTAAAACCAAAATTATCATCCATATATCTTGCATATTCATCATAACGATCAGCAAAATGATAAAGCAAATCTGTTAATGGATTATTGCTTAATAAACTTTCTGCTGTTTTAAGTTTGTATGCTTCTACTCCACCACGACGCTCATAAAAATCTGGTTCTTGTGTTGGATCAGGTAAATAAATGTCATCTACAATTCTTTTTAATTTATCAAAAGCAACACTTACAACAGTGTCAGCTAATTCATTGATATCATAATCTTCTAAAGAAAAAGTTCTTCCATAAGGTTTGCTTTTCAATCCTTCATCTATGGCTTTAGTTGCTTCTTTGACAATATCAGCCATATCAACATTTCTTATATTTTGCTCAGTAAATTCATTTTGGTCAAACTCATTAGCAGTAATTCCAAATCTAGCAAAGTCTCCGTGATCTTCATCATCATAATCTTCAAGATATGGACCGTAAGCAGCCTCAGTTATAGAATATCTCAAATCATCAGGATAGATAGACCAATCTACTTCGCTAGGATCCCATTCTCTAGCTCTCTGATGAACCCAACCTTCTCCAGCTTTTTTCTTAATGTCATCTCTGCCTTCAAAGAATTCTGCAATTTTTTCTACTTTATCCTCATCGTGAATTTCAGAATTGCTTGGGCCCTTGATTTGCTTAACTTTTCCATCTCTGCCAACTTCAATAGTTGCTTCTGGATTATTAAATTTATTTCTCAAAGAATAAATAGTACAATCTCCATACTTAACACTGTCTGCATATGAGCCTACACAGTGATGCATAAAATTGCCTTCAACATCTAAATCGTTTGGATCTTCTACTCTTACAATCATAGATCCATCTTCAAATCTATGAACAATCTTTTCGTCAATCAATTCTCCAGATTCATCTCTCTTGAATGGTAAATAGAATTTTCCAGATCCTCTTTGAGCCATAGCATTATGCCACTCATCAGAATCATCAAAAGCTTCTTGAAATGATTTTGTTCCAATGTTATAGTTAGGATTATCTAGAGTATGATGTCTAAAAAAATCGTGAACCTTATCTAGATCATCTTTAATGCCAGCATAACCAGTTAATGGTTGCTTATATTCCCATCTATCATCTTTTGGATCATCATTTAATTTGTTAGCTCTTAATTGTTTGTATTGGTATAAAGCCCAACTTTGAAATTTTGGATCATAATCTTTAACAAGTTGCAATTCCTGACTTGAAGGCTTATAACCTGATTCGAATAAACTTTTCAAATCATCAATCATCATAGAAGGATTTTGATTCAACGCACCAATTGCTTTACCTTTTTTGTCATTAGGCAAAGAGTGCACAAACTGAATAATCTGATCACTTACACCTTTTGATTGCAAGGCGTTGATTGCATCTTGTATTGCTGCTAAAATTGTTCTGTTGTACCACATAAAGTTTTCCTAAGTTTTACTCAACATATTGTCTAAGTGCTTGTGTAATTCTGGTTCCAAATCAGCAATTGCATGAATATCATTTCTATTGTCATTTAGTTGCTCATAATGATTTCGATATATATTAACCATATTGACTAAAGAGGATTGATTCATTTTATAGTCAGGATCATTTAATATAGTGTCTAACATTATTTTTGATTGTGGATGGTCAAATAATAATGGATCTTTTATTAATTGTTGTAAATATATTTTTGCATCCTGACCAAACTTATTATCTATTTCTGTTGTAGATTTGCCAGTGAAATCTCGTTTCATTGGTATTCTGTTTCTATAATCATATTTTTGCTGAGTGGGATATACATAATAAGGAACAGACATATCTTGAGCAAGTTTTAGAAATTTATCTGCTAACTTATACTGTTCTAAGCTATCTAATTTACTTGCTATCCTTAAGAGTTTTTCAGCATACATATCAATAAGTTTCTTATAAAAAAAGAAGCCCCCCTTTATTGGGAGGCTTCTTTTTCGCATAACCAAAGATAATTATTAATTTTCTGTACTACATCACAACTTGTTTCGTAAAATCCACCCAATGAATTTTCCACTTCTAAATGTAACTCTAATTCATCAATTATATTCCAAATTGCTTTATGAGAAACAAATGATCCTTTAGGCTGCCATATATTGTCTAAAATCTCATAATTATCAAATTCAAATTCAATTAAAAATGCTTGCATAAGTTGATTGAAATTTACTTTTGATTTATCTAGTCTTTGGGTTTTTAATAATTTATAAAAATCTTTGTCAGAGAAACATCTATTATTTTCCATCATACATTCGATGAAAACTACAGCAAAGAATTCTTCCATAAATTAATTTTACCACTCTTAGCAGTGATAACAGGATTTTTTGGATCAAACTCTATATTTTCTCTGGCGTGTTTAATGTTTTCTGGATTCCAGGTGATGTAATGTTTGATTGGTTTCTTTTGAGAGTACATTCTGAAAAATTGATTAGGATCCATGACAATACTGTCATGTCCTAGTGAATTAATAAATCTTTTGACAATATCACCTTTAAACTGAGTATCTTGATCACTATCATAAAATTCTAATTTTTTAATTAGGTCCATGATCAATGAAGAGGCTGAAATTTCTTCATCAAATCCAACAGAATTATCTTGCACTAATTCTTCACAAATTTCATTAGCAATATCATAATCCCAATAGTCCACTATAATATTGTGAAGTTTTGATATAACTGTGCTCAAATTATGGTTGTCAGAAGGATTGATTCTTTTCCCTAAAAAGTCCATACTACCTTCTATATCATCAATGAAAACTTTTTCTGGATGTTCTGCATCCTGTGAACTAGTTAGATGAATTGGGTTTTTCATTCTAACGTGAGCAGGAATTACTCTAGGTTTATTGGGTCCTAAAATTGTATCTCTGGCAATTTTTTCTGCTAGATAACTTGGGTTATATGGTTTACCGTCTTCATTGAATTCTCTACTATATCTTGGATCATCACTATATAAATTCCATAGATAATATTCGTCTTCATCATATTGATCAAGCAAATTATATTGAAGATTTTCAATGTTTCTTTCTTGATCAGGCCCAGTACCAGTGTAATTTTTTGAAGCATCTTCTTCATCACTAGTAAAATAAAATGCTGGACCAAAATAATTACTCATTGAACCTTTGTCAATATCAAATCTATCAAATTCGTGAGTTGTTCCGTGATAGACAGGTTCTTCTGGCACGTAATGACCTTTAGCCCAATCACTAAAGAATAAACTTTGAGGATTTTTTTGAGTTTCTAAAAGTTCTGGTGATTCTTCTCTTGGCTTAGATTTTTCTCTTGTTGTTGGTGAAGATTGCTCTACATCTAAACCAGGAAGTTGCAATTGCTGGGCTATTTTATACCACATTAGGAAATAGTATCCTTTATTCTTATATCAATACAAAATTATTATTCATGTTGGAATAAATAATTATATTCAAGATTCCAAATTAATTTATAACCAATTTTTTCCATATACTCTATATATGAAGAACTTCTAGTAAAGTTTTCAAGTACAATAAGAGGAAAATTATATTTTTCTGGGCTAAAACCCTGCATAACTTCCAATTCCCAGCCTTCAACATCTATATTTACAATATCAATTTTATTTACATCAATAACATCTAAAGCTTTGTCCAAAGTTATAGTGTTAGTTTTAATTATTTGATCTAAATTGTATTGTCCAATTCTATGTGCTAAAGCTGAAGCTGACATACCCATCGAATCTTTACAAATATGAAAGTCTATATCTTCACCACAAGCATTTGAAATTGCAACATCATATACTTCATTGTTTAAATTTTTATGCATTTCAAAAAATTTAGGTTGTGGTTCAAAAATGATCGCTCTCCAGCCATTGTCTATCCAATGTTTTGATGTTGAATATAATTCTGGATGTCCCCCTCCAACTTCAACCATTGTCCCTTTGTATTGATAGTCAGAAAAAAAATTTTCTCTTATATACTTATCACTGCCCAATTCACAAAAAAAAGTATCCATTTTTTCCCACCCCCATACTGGCTTTCACATTTGCTCTGTATAAAACCTTCATGCTTAAAAAGTCTTGCACTATCCAAGAACCTTTCTCTGCAAACAAAATGTATGCGCCTATTGCTCGTGGCAAAATGGTGAAAAGTAAAAAATATAATGATTGGATTGATAAAAACATTTCAATCATTAAAGACAATTTATTACCAGCAACAAATTATCCAATTGAAATAGAAATTCTAATTCTTGCCGATCTTCAATGGAAACTAAAATGCGATCCAGACAATATTGTAAAACCTATTGTTGATCTATTAGTAAGAGCTGAAATAATTCCTGATGATACAAGCAGATTTGTTGAATCAGTGAAAGTGAGATATTTACAAGGTTTCGGATCACCCACCACTTGTATTTCTTATTCTATTGTTGACGGGTAATTTTTTTCTTCAATATCAAATACAAAATAAATAAATTATTTAAGAAAGAAAATATATTTCCCTTAATTGCATCTTGATTTTCCTTTATAAATTTTTGTTTTCTATCACTTATAAAATACTCTTTCCATTTGGCATATATAGATAATTCTGCTGTAGTTTTTGCAATATTTATTAAATCTTTTCTTTTTATATAATTGCTCAAAGATTCGATTTTGTTTTGCTCTTCTTTTTTCAAATTTTCTGGCAAATCATTGGAAAAATCTATCTTTGAACTATTCATTAACAAATAATCTGCTCTAATTATGTTGTAAGAATCTTTAATAATATTGAATGTGAAAGATATCAAAAATATATTAATAGCAAGAACAATAAACTTCTTGCCTATCTTTATTCTTATTTCTTTGAAATGCTCTTTGTTATTAAGATCTATTGGAGAAAATAATTTGTCTTTTTTAAGTTTATCCCAAAAACTTTCTTTCCATTCTAAAGGGGCAGACGTTTCGTGTTTTGTTCTTATATTCCCGAAATGCCTATTAGATGAAAAAAATTTTTGTAATAAATCGATTAATAACCTGACCATGCTAATAAAAATATTGGAATGAAAATTGCAAGTAATGTTAATATTGTCATTATGCAAATTGTCAACTCCGTTGGTGATAATTTTCCCTTCATTAAGATATCCTCCATGTGTTATATTCTAGAAAATAAATTTTTTTTCTGCGTATAATTTACTTGAGGATTTAAATGCAAAATAAACACTTTATAATTATTCATAATAATGAAGATAGAGATATTTTCATCAATAAATTAAAATACCCTAAAACAGTTTTTCATGTTGGAAATAATCCAGAACCAGATGATATTTGTGTAGACAAGAATACAAGTAATCAAACAATATTTATAAAATGGATTATTGAAAATTATAACAACTTGCCAGATTTTGTTATTTATTCTCAAGCTATTCCAGATGATCATGTTCATGAACCATTATTAGCTATCGAAAGCACACTAACAGCTGGATATGGTTCCTTTTGTTATGCACGACCAATTTATAATCAATTTTCATCTAGTTGGGTTAGATTAAATCCCATTCGAGAAATAGCTCACAAATTAGGACTAGGTTTTATTAATGACAATAATATTAGTAAATACCTTTATTGTTTTGGTCCTGGTGAAATTTTTTATGTATCTAGAGAAAAAATTCAAGAAAAACCAATTTCTTTTTATGAAAACTTAATTTATTGGAATACAGATGAAAAGATATTTCAATTATTAGAAGAAGCTGAAAAACCAGATTATTTATTTCAAGATATAGACATGTATCACCCCTACTTAAGAGGATTGTCAAGAGAGGAAAAATTCAAGAAATTAATTGAAAAAGATCCTAATAAATCTAATGGATATTCTGGGTGGTGTTATGAAGCACTATGGATGATTATTTGGGCAGATAAAGATTTATTCGATCTATTGGATGCTTCTCAGGCTTGTCTTGGAAATCAATTATATTTTGATACTACAAAAGAAAAATACAACCCTGAATTTAAGTTTTGGAAATTTCCTTATTCAACAAATGTAAATCAAACTGTTCTTAATCTCAAATTACTAGAAAATAATTGGTTTGATTGGAATTGCCCTAATTATAAAAAATGGCGAGAAAAACTAATAGAAAAAACCATTTGGGAAGGACAACAAAGAGGATTTGACGGAAGAGAATTTCTAAGATTCCTAGAACAATCTGGATATAAACACATTTCATTCTAAATAAAAAAGCTCCCTTATGAGGAGCTTTTTTCGTATGCTTCAGAAATTAATTCAGCACCATTAAATTTTATTTTGGGCAAATCATTTATTTTATGCCAACTTGCTCCTACTAAATCATCTCCAGCTAAGAGATCACCAGAATAATTATTAGTGTAATAAACATAAACAATTTTGTCAGGCATATCCATAGTGCGCAAAAGTTTAATTTTAGATATCTTTAAGTTAGTTTCTTCTTCCAATTCTCTTCTGGCACAATCTTTTTCATCTTCTAAATAATCAACATGACCGCCAGGAATTTCATAGCCAGACAATTTTTCACCTAACAAAACTTTATCGCCATTAAATACAATAACTAAGCTAACTTTTTTCTTTGCTGAAATTCGATACCACATAATAATTTATTCTGGTTTAAAAAGAAAAATCCCATCTGTTTAGGATGAGATTTTTCTGATACAACCGACAGGACTCGAACCTGTGGCCAAATGCTTAGAAGGCATTTGCTCTATCCACTGAGCTACGGTTGCTTATTAACACTCTAATTATACCACAACTTTACATCTGTGCACTAACAACTTCAACTTTTTTCTTTGATTTTTCAATTTTATATTCGATTGTTTTGCCAGTGTTTAAATATATGTTTAACCATCGATTCAATTCTTTCAATTGAGCATAAGTCATTTCAAGACTTTTCTCTTCAAAGTTTTCATCGATAATTGTAATCTTGTGTTTCATGGGAATAGCATACCATAGATCAGGTATAATGCAAGTAAGATGAAAATAATTGATATCTATAACCTACCTAGAAAAACCTCATTCTCAGTGGAAGAAATATTTAAATTAAGAGATTTTGGCAGAAATATCTTTTCAATTCATAACAATATTGGTGCTGATTGGGAGCTGTTAAAGAAAAATGTCCCTGGTTTACAAGGACATTTTGTTGAAACAAAACTTAATAGATTTTATATTGTTAGCTTGAATGATAAACCATTCATTCTTGTTAATTATGATAAAGTTTTACAGTACTTTACACCTTATAGCACTGATCCATCTATTTATCAAATCTTTATGAAATTACTTATTACTCATTCAGATTTATCATATTGTCATTTTTCAGCAGACCAAGATTTGAATATTCTCTTGCCTGATGAAGATGGATATGATCAACAATTTGAAGACTAAAATTTGGAATGTATAATACCTTTATGAAAAACGCACTCATTACAGGAATCAATGGAAGTGGAGCTACTTACTTAGCTGAACACCTTTCGACAATACCTGATATTCAAATTCAAGGTATTTCGAGATGGCATACTGATAGAAAAAACAAATCGGGAGTTTTTTCTAAGATAAAAATGTTTGAATGTGACTTGACGGATCTTGGAAGCTTAATTAGAACTCTCGAAGAAGCAAAACCTGATTACATTTTCCACTTGGCTTCCAATGCAAATGTAAAATTATCATTTACTACGCCAAGCTCTGTTTTCAATAATAATGTAAATGGAACCTTAAATTTATTAGAAGCATTAAGAATCTTAAATCAAAAACCAATGATTCAATTTTGTGGTACTTCTGAAGTGTATGGGCAAGTAAGACCAGATGAAGTACCAATCAAAGAATCTCAAAGTATAGATCCAGTAAATGTTTATGCTATTAGTAAATTAACACAAGAAAAATTAGTAAAGTCATATTATAGATCTTATGAAATACCTTGTGTAATTACTCGTGCTTTTGGCTATATAAATCCAAGAAGGCCAGATATTTTTTCCAGCGCATTTGCAAAACAAATTGTAGATATTGAACGTGGAAAACAAGATGTTCTCTATCATGGAAACTTAGACTCTGTAAGAACTTTGCTTGATGTAAGAGATATTGTTGAAGCTTATTGGATTGCTGCTAAAGAATGCGAAATTGGAGAAGCATACAATATTGGTTCAACTGTCCCTGTAAGAGTAGGGGATTTTCTTGAAGAACTTAAGAAACAAGCAAATTGTAAAATTGTTTCAAAAGAAGATCCAAACTTACTTAGGCCTGTAGATGTAACTCTTCAAATTCCTAGTGTTGACAAGTTTTATGAAAAGACAAATTGGACACCTAAGTACACCTTGGAAGATAGTGTCAAATTACTTTTAGACTACTACAGAAACCAATAAAAAAGGGGAGAAAATTCTCCCCTTTTTTATTTATTCAAAGCTCCAATAATCATTAGGAAGCCAATTGTTAGTCCAGAAATCCACATTCCTGTAGTATTTCCTTTTCTTACTAATTCTTCCTTATTTTCAAACTCTTTTCCAGGCTCAGCTAAGTTAGGCAAAATTCCTAAAGCAATAGCACCAACAATAGGACTAGCTAAGATGAAAGCCCACCAAGCATATCCTCTTTTATTAGCCCAAACTGAAAGTAGAATTCCTAAAATCAAACCAATCCAATCTGCAGCATCCATAAAATTAATTCTCCTATTTTTATTTTACCCTAGATTTAACTTTCTTGTAAAAAAAATCCCACAATTCCTTAAATCCAGCCCTGCCTATAGAATGTTCAATATGATAATCTATAACTAATGGAGCACGAGATTCTTTATTATTTCTAGAGTAAAATTGATCATAAAACCGCTCATATTTTTGCTTGTCAATTATATCAACACTCATAAACTGCTTATTGAGAGAAACAATACCAATCTTACTACCACTTCTCCCAACTAACTGAATTGCATATTTAGTGTCGAAATTACCAACATTTAACACACATTCTTTTTTTATCTTATCAACCCATTCTCGTTCAGACATAATTTATTTTACCTTAAAAAAATAATCCCATCGAATTCGATGGGATTATTTTACTTCATAAGATAGATGCTTTTCAAACTAAATTCAAAAGTTAGATATATTTTGCTATCATCCAAGAACCATTCTAATAATTTTTCATCACTAAATAAAAGTCGGTTCTTGTCATAATGTTCATCAATAAAAACCTTAAAACCTAAACCTTCTAAATAGATTTTTCTAGCTTCATTGGGATAGATTAAAACAGCAGAAAATTCTCCTGAATGTTTTCTGCTGACAAACTTATGATTGGGCAAAATTGTAGTATTTTTGCATATCTCTTCTAAAAGATATTGCTGATGTTTAAAGGCAAAGGGACGCATAATAATCACTTTCAATAGTTGATTTATAAACTATTTTATTATTGATTATTGTAAACGTTTTTGCCTTTACTAAAAATTGTTTTTATGTAATTGAGCAATCAAATCAAGAGAAGCTCTAATTTCAAAAACAGACATCAGATTAATAACGTTTTTAGAATAAAATTCAAAATCTAAAGTTTCAGGCAAGTCAAATGGTTCTTGTTTGCCCTTTTTTATGACACCTAAACCTTGATCAGTTCTAATCGTAAACATAGTAAGATTTGGATCAGACCTATAATGAGCAAAAGCTTTCCAAACATCACCATTCCAATGATGAGATTCTCTTTCTGCTCTTTGAACTATCTCAGCTACAGGAAGACAATCATGCATCACAATTGTACCTTTAGGATTCAAGATATCTAAGCTGTTACGGATATCCTTAATAACTTGACCTGATACATGCAAACCATCAATAAAAACAATATCAAATGTTTCTTTATTCTGATCAAAAAACTCATCTGAAGTAACATTGAAAGTGATTTTGTCATATCTGTCTTCTGGATCTACTCCAACTTTATATGGACAATTGACCCTTTCAAAATTCATTCCATCATTGACACCAATCTCTAAATATGACTTATAACCATATAATCCAATCAAATAATTAATTAAATTTGATCTAGAGAAAAATTCTTCTTCTAATACATCACTAAGTTTCATAAAATTATTATACGAATTATTCTGGTCGGTCAGTAATCATAGAGTCAAGCATCTTTATCAATCTATCTAAGCGATAATTAAAATAAAGAGTAAATGCCGTAGATGATGCAACTATAATGCCAGCCGATATCCAAGATGCTAATGTAATACTCATAATTTATTCCACCAATTTAGCTGTCTTTTTGTTCAAAGACTCAAAATTATTGTCGTAAGATTTTGTCATTTTTTTCAATTGGAAAATTACAACAAATAACAAGACGAAGATTATTGCCACTAAAGCAAATAAAATTGAAAATAAAATTGTTTCGTTCATAACTTTATTATATCACAAAAAAGGGAAAGGAGCTCCATAGACGAATCAAACGCCTACCCAATCTTTACAAGAGATCCGTACTATCTTTATACTAATGGAGCAAAGGTTCTCCGGTAGAGATTCGAACTCCAACTAAAGGCACCAAAAACCTCTGTGCTACCGTTACACCACCAGAGAACAACAATTACATTATACCACAAATAGCCTGTAGGGGTATCGAACCCCTGGTCTCCTCCGTGAAAGGGAGGCATCTTAACCACTCGACTAACAGGCCATCACAAGGATTATACCCTAATGTTTTGGTATTTCAAGCTTTCCAAATTTTATTTTTTCCCAATCACCTCTTCCAGGTTTTTTGATACCATAAAATTTACACCATTTATTTACAGCATTATCACTAACGCCATACATTTCGCCTATTTTGACACAAGACATTTCCCAAACAAGTTTTTCTAAAGTTTCTTTATCAGGTCTTTTAGAAATCTTTACAACAGGTGCATAATTTACTACTGGCTTTGTTTCTGGAATGTAAGTTTGCCTGATTTCATTTTGTAGAACAACATATTCATCTATCTCAAATAAGCCAGCGTGTATCTCTGAATGGCAATTTGAACAAACTATAATGCATTTATTAAGTTCAATTTGCAAAACTTCAAATGGCTTGGTCATATTGCTTGAAAAACCAAATTCTTTTTCGTGAGGTTCTATATGATGAAAATGCAATGCAGCAATACATTTGTCATAATTACAAACTATACATTTGCCTCCCATATATTCAACGGCTCTTCTTTTTTTATTTTGTCTTGAACTAGTAGTACGACAAGTATTGCAAATACTCTTATGTTGATGATGCCCTGCAGGATAATCTTTTTGACATACACGACAAGTATTCATTATAGGTTTGTCTGAAGTTGTTTGTGTTTGCTTTAAATTATGTTGTTTGAAAGGCGAACAGTCAAAGCAATATAAGCGATTTTTAGTTAAAATCAGTTTATCTTCTAAATATATCCTAGTGGGTATTTGATTTTCACATTTTTTGCATTTTTTCATATCTAAATTTCCTTTGGTAGTATTCATTTTTGTACTACCAATAATTTATTCGAATCAAATACAATTATACCCTTTAAAACAAATAATCCCCATAAATAAATATGAGGATTATTTACTGGCCAGGATAGACTCGAACTATCAACCCTTTGATTACTTACTACTATAGTTTTCACTACCAGATAAATCTGTTTGTAGTCTGGACTATACCATCATCCTTAGCAATACCTAGTAGGATGTTGTCATTATAGTCTCTGCACCTTCCCTTACGGGCTTGGCTCAGTGTTGGCATATCTTTCGACTTAGCTTTCACTGAATTTCGACAATTTTCTATATTAAATTACTCTAATAAGCTGCTATCAATCCACAGTCAAATGCACTGCCATTGTGCTACTGGCCACCATCAAAACTATTATACCAAAGAAAAATCTAATCGCAAGCTACTTTGAGAATAATCATTGTTGCAATTACTACTACCATTCCAAAAATTCTTTCTATTAGTTTGCGTTGTTCTTTCATAATTTATTTTACCTTAGGGTTGGTAAGGTTGTCAATATATAAATTTATTTGTAAGTCTAGTAGTGTCATCTGCTCATCATTCTTTCTATGGCCCATTCTTTTTTGGTTTTGGGTTGATAGTAATTTTTTTTAGAAAAATCTGCCATCATATGCATAGCAGCTGTACATACTTGTTGTTGATTTTGGTATTTTCTTTCAAGTTCTTTTTGGTCAACTGGTTCTGCAGGTTTGAGTGCATATCCAATACTACCACTAACAATCACTAGCATAAAGTAAAAGAATATTTTTTCAAAGTCAATTTTCATAAGATCCCCCAAATAAAAAAGCCCTATTCAATATAGAATAGGGCTTCAATGCTCTATAGGTTTTATACCTTATTTTTGGTTTTCTTTCCTGGCACTTTTATTAAGTTATTGTTATATTGTTTTCCAGTAAGTGTAGTATATCTTGCAATTGATTTTTCATAATATTCAGGATCTATTTCGCATCCTTTGAAGATTCGTCCAGTATTTTCACATGCTATCATTGTTGATCCAGCACCATTAAATATATCTAATACTGTTTCTCCTGGATTTGTGTATGCTTGAACGAATCTTTCTAATATGCTAATTGGTTTTTGAGTGGGATGCCAATTACAATATTCTTTGCTAGTTGTGTGATTGTTCTTTTCCCATACACAGGTTGGGATAGTTCCTTGTTCGTATTCTTTACCTGTTCTAATGTTTACTTTTTGTTTACGTTCAGTTCTTACATTGTCAGCATTAAAAGTAAAAGTTTTTTCTTTAGAGTAGCACCAAATATACTCATGTTTTCTAGCAAAATTTGTTTTACTTCTTCCTCCCCAATTGTAAGACCATATAATTTCTGGTTGTTGAAAGAAGTTTGGTAGTTTATCTAATATATCTAATCTATAGCGCAAGAATGTATTGTATTTTAAAGTTCCAAACACACACATCATTTTATTAGGTTTTAAGATTCTAGCGCATTCTTTAGTCCATTTTTCGCACCAATCTAGATATTCTTGATCTGAATTCCATTGAGTGTCCCATCCTTTGCCTCCATCGTATCCAATAAAGTATGGAGGGTCAGTGAGAATGAGATCTACGGAATTATCTTTAAGTGTTTTAAGATATTCAATACAATCTAAATTTAAGTATTCATGCATTCTTTTCTTATACTTAAAAAGGTGTGTTAGAAATATTCTGTAATATAAAATAAGAGAGTTTGTATTTTAGGACTATACATTATGCAAGAAAATCAATTAAACAAGTACATAAAATTGGCTATGGAAGCTGATCGTGATGGAGATTATAAATCAGCTGACAAAATTGACAACTTAATCAAAGAAGCTCAAAATCCATTTCAAACTGGTTGGAGAAGATTTGTTGACAGAATACGTGGAGTTGGTGATGAATCAGCGAGGGCCAGAAGACAAGTACGTGATTTAAGTAGAGGTCCAAATGTTATAGATCGCATGAGAACTGTACCTGATTATGATGAAGTTTTGGAATTATTAGATGATGAAAAAAATGTAAGTGGTCATAATCCAATGGTTGGTAGAAGCAATTCAAGATTAATTGATCGCATCATCAATGCTCTACAACCAGCTTACAGACAAGTCCAATCTAAGCAAAAAGAATTTCCACAGTTATATGCAAGATGGAAAACTCTTTACGACACTAGAATTGAAGAAATTAAGAGAATGCATCATTTAGCTGATGATGAAATTGATGATTGGTTAGAAGCTCATCCACGAGAAAGAGAACAATTAGTAAGTCCTTTAGAAAATGAACTTGTTCAGATGAGAGATGCTCATGTTGCACTTATAGAAACAGCAATAGATCACGTTTGTAGTACGTATGGAATTCCAAGAAATATGGAAAATGCAAACCAAATCAAAGCTAGTATTGCTTCCGAAAGGCAATTGAGAGGAATGTTGTATGACAATTCTTTCACTACAGACAATATGATTGAACAAGTACTTCAACACAGCACAATTCCTATGAGAAGTTATTTGTATAGCATGGGACCTTGGAAGAGAACTATGAGTCCTGCAGTTACAGCATTGCTTTTTTCTGGTGCTTCAGCTGCTGGTACGGCAGCTTTAATGAAAGGAAAACAAAAACCTGATGCTCCAAAGGCAACAGGCACAGATGGTTCAAATGTAGGGCGCTTAACAAATGAAATTGATGCTGATAGAAAAAAAGCAAAATTGTTTGATACCCCTATTGAAACTATGGAAAAATATTTAACAAGAAAGAAAAACAATGGATCTATAAAACCAGGCATAACAAAAAAAGAACTTTATAACATGGCTCTGATTGATTTGGGCGAACATATTGCAAACAATTTAATTCAATATGTTATGAAAACATATGGTTTTACAATCCCAAGAGATTCATCTGAAGAAGAAGATTTTGAAGTAAAACTTTTCTAAATAAAAAACCCCCTCTTGGGGGTTTTTTATTTAGAGCGTTTAGATAATTTTCTTAAAATTGATAATATTTGCATAAACTTATTATATTTGAGATTATCTTCGGGAGTGTTGTGAGATTGTATCCAAGGATAATTTTTTATTTCAGGTAATGCAAAAATTTCAATATATTTGGCTGCTGGGTTATTTTTAAGGTGTTTTGCTGCAATTTTGACAGCGTCTTTAATATCTTGACTTGTGCCTTGTAATATTCCAACTATTTCATTTTGTTCTAAAGAATAATCATCTTTACTAATTGCTTCAGTTACAGAATTTTTTTCACCTGTACCTACTAAATAAGCGTCAATAGCTGTGCGACCTAAAGTAAGTGTGCTTGAAACAGCATATAAAGCTGTTCCTGTGGCAAACATAATTTGTCCATATACAGGTATAGCTGCAACAACAGGTAGTGTTAAAGCACCTGCAATTGTCATTATTACGATTTCAATAAATTTGGATCTTTCTTCAGGATCATTCCAAATTTCATCAAATTTTCCATTATTGATAAGGTCAAAATATTTTGCTATCTCTTGTCTTGACAAATAAAGATTAATTAAAACGCCTATAAAAGGTGTTATTGAAATAAGTTTACTTAATATTGGTATTTTGGTGGAAATTTGTGTAGCTGCTTTTTTTGCAGATTCTGCTGCAGCTGGATTATTCTTTATTAAGGTTGCTAAATCTTTTGCTTTTCTTGCAGCTTGAATTGCTTGTGGAGAGGTGAATGCTACATCAAACGCATCCATAGAACCAAACGCAGCATCTGTTATGAGATCTTTTTGTTTTGCAGAAGCGTTTGATTTTTCTAATAATTTATATGGATATTGTAATGTTTGAAAGAAAGCTTTTTCAGGAGCTGATTGTTCCTTAATCCAAGCTGGTTGTTTTTCGTAATCGTAATTTAATTGAGACAATCTTACATTTACTAAATTTTCATAAAAATCTGCTTGTTCATAATATCCATATGAGTCACAAAGTTTAGCATATGATAAACAAGCAGATGTAGAAATTCTTAACATAATTTATTTATTTATAATTTTATAATTTATAACCTTTTACAAATTATTATCTTGTTGCTATGAGAATAATCAAGTATCCTATAATGCTATATAAGATTACAAATAAAGCATCACGTTTTCTATCTTTGTCGTTCATACTTTCCCTCCAGATAAATCTTTTATTTCATTGATAATAAAAGATAAGTGATGAAACCGATTACAAAGAAAACAAATAATCTTCTAACTATTTTCAACTTCTTGTTTTAAGTTCATTATTACAAACGTCGATAAGTCTGTGGATAGTTTCTTTTGGAAGTTGTTTGACAAGGTCTTCCATGCTTTTAGTTTCCCAGTCTCCTACAATTTTGTTTGCAAATGGAAGTTTATTAAGATTAACTTCTGGTACTCCGGCAGCTTTCTTTAATATGTTTGATAAGATGGACATAATTTTCTCCTTCTCTAGTTGTGATTTAAATTTTGTATCACATTAATATATTCTGTTATATTGTTGTGTTTGCTTTTATATGATATTAAGCTTTTGAGGTGTAGAAATGTTTGTTAAATCTTGGAAACATATTTTTATTTGTGAGAGTAATTTGATTGATCCTCAGCCAGGTTATCTGGGTAATTATCCTGGTTGTCATATGTATGATAATCATCTTCAGGCTTTGAATTTTGCTTTGTCTGATGGCTGGGAATTAAATGCTAGTACTCCATTAGACATTCATAGATTTCTCACTCGTGGTATTCCTTATTTTGAGGAAAGAAATAGTTCTGGGCAATATCGTAAAGAAGATGTTTATATTGGTCATGAATTATGTCCAAACCATATGATAATTCCTACTCTTATGGAACGATGGTACAAATTTGCCAAAGACATAATGAAAGAAGTTGAGAATGGTGTAGTTAATCCTCTTGATGCTGCTTTGTATATTCATCATTTCTTTGAGGTAATTCATCCTTTCATAGATGGCAATGGTCGTACTGGAAGATTGTTGTTACAGAAGGTATTAAACGATGTTGGAGAATGTCCCGTAATTATTCACTTTGATGATCGTGCAGAATATTACGATTCTATTCAATATTTCCGTGATAGTTATTGGGCAAACAACACTTTGGATTATGATAGGATATTGTCAGATTTGAAGATGGGAAATTTACTTAATGACTTTCAATTGTGATCGAATTGTAATATTTGATCTTGAAGCTACTTGTTGGGAAGGGCGGGAGAATTTTCATAAATATCGTGAAGTAATAGCTCTTGGGGCTTGCATTTTGGATATGAAAACTTTAGAAATATCTGGCAATTTCAATATTGTTTGCAAGCCCATAAGAAGTGAAATTTCTGAATATTGCACTAGAATCACTGGAATTACAAAAGAGCAAGCTGATAATGGCGAAGATTTTGGTGATATGTGCAAGATGGTTATGAAAGATCTTAACTCAAAATCTATACCTTGTGCTGCTTGGGGTAATGATGATGAGAAAATGTATAGTGAATGTCGTGAGAAACAATGTAGATATCCTTTCTCTAATGAATACTTAAATATATCTTTGCTCTATAGTTTGGTTATGGGAAAGCCTTACAATAATGGGCTAGAACGATCTTTGGCAGAGTTGGGATTAAAGTTTGTTGGAGAGAAGCACGATCCTTATTGGGATGCTTATAATGCTGCAATCGTTTTGAAACATATTGTGGAGAAAAGTCGTGAAGTTGTTTAGTCAAATTACCCGTCCATTAATTGCATTAGGATTGAAGACAAGATCTAGAAAGTGGCCTGAAGATTATTATATCTATCGTGTTGAAGAAAAATTGATGGATAGTATGGGTAATGAATTTTATTACAATTGGGAAGAATTTATCCGTCTCCATCAGCATATTTTGAATAATGCTGGACCTGTTTGGGAGATTTATGAAGAGGTAGAATTCAATAATTTATAAAGTATCACCCTATTAAATCAAGAATAAAACAATAGCTCTCTAACCAAAAAATAAACCTGGGGAGGTTGAAAATGAAGAAAGCTATTGTTTTATTTGTGTTTTTATACACATTTGTTTCCTGTGCGTGGGCTCAAAAACCACCACAAGTAAAGAATTTTTCTTCTCAAGTAGAATTGTGCTACTGCGTGGGTACTCCATCTAATTATCACGTCAAATTAAGATGGGACTTAATACCTAAATGCACTCGTTATTTTATTTATAAGGTTGGTCAAGGTACCAAACCTGATTATTATAAGCCTTATGCGAAACTTGTAAATAACGAGAATATTTTCATTGATAGAAATGTAAAATACCGTGACAAATGGGATTACTATGTTTGTGGTGTTGTACCATCTGGTTTTTTGCAGATGTCAAATGTTTCCACTGCAATTATTCCATTATTAGTTCTGAAGAATCCCGAAGCTCCTGTCAATTTACGAACATTTGGTTTGTGGAATAATGGTGCTTATGATCAGTTAGTTTGGGATCCTAGTCCTGAAGCTGTATCCTACAATATTTACAGATACAGTCAAAAAATTGGTTCTTCGAATACTAATTCATTTACAGTAAGTCAATTGGTGTTTGGTGAAGGCTGGACATATACAGTTACCGCAGTTGATAAAAATGGATTAGAATCTTTGCCTTCTGCTTTAAGTTTAGCAAGAGGTGAATTTGCTCCTAACTATAATTTCGGATGGACTACTAGACCTCCATCAACTCCTGGCAAATATGTTGCTGTCCCTGAATGGAATAATGGAAAGCCAAGAAATTTCATAAAGTGGCAAGATCAACAAATTAATGGCCAGGACTCTCCAAATGCATATAATATTTACAGAGATGGAACTTTAATTGCAGCCAATTTATGGTCTCAATATTACATAGACAAAGATGTAATATCTGGCAAAACTTACAGATATGTTGTTGCTTCTGTGAATAAAAATCATTTTACAGTGCAAGAAACATTTGGCCCAGCAGCAGATATAATAACAAGATTTGGTCCACCAGATCCAATTTCAACTCCTGTTAATATTACAGGATACACTCCAAACGATGACAGTGTTGTTGTAAAATTTGATTTGGTTCCTGGTGCTGCAGACTATAAAGTTTATGTAGAAAATAATCCAAATACTGTTAAATATTCTTCAGGCTATAATATGGTTGAAATGAATGGTTTGACAAGCAACCAATCATATAATCTTATTGTTGAAGCATTAGATAAGTTTGGTCCATATCAACAAATTGATGGCGTGATAGGTCCTGGTGCAAGTGGTCCAAGTGGTGAAGTTCATGCTGGAGTAAATGGTCACGGAGATCCATCTAATAATCCAATAGTACTTACAAAATCAGCACCATATAAAGTAACCACAATTCAAAAAACTTTAGCTGGTGAACAAGTATTCTTTGACAACTTTAGAAACTTCCAACCGATTGTTCAAATGCCACAAAAGTTAGATGTAGTAGAACAAAGATTTGGAAGAAATTGGCAATATTGGAACAAAAGTGATGTCATTTTAAGATGGTATGAAAACGATAAATGGTCATTCTTCTTAGATGATCTTGATACATCTGCTTCAACCGTATTCTTAATGGGTTCTCACTTTATGGACACTATATATGATGGTGGAACCTTGGGTCAATCATCAACTCCATCACACGTTAGTAATGGCGTGATGCTGATGAGCCCGAAGAAAACTGCAAATATATCTGGTGGCAAAGTATTACACCTGACATTTGAAGTTGATCCCCATTTTAGTGGCAGAAGATGGTGTGATATTCTTTTGTTGCCTGCTGGAGAAGTAGTATATTCTGGTAAAGCAGCTGACAAAATTGCACAAAATACATTATCTGGTAAATTATTCAGATGGGCAATAAATGCTAACAGTTACAATATGAATGTAGACACTGGTTATAATCCAGATGGCTCTAGAAAATCTTACAATATTCCAGTAAAATTTGCTGGAAGAGATAGTGCCCCTTGGAATTTACCAGCGCCTTATAGAAGAGTTGATTATCGCACTGAATATAAAGTTGGTACATTCAAAGTGAATTCTATTAATGATCAACCTTCTTTTACTGAAATAAAATGGACTGCTAATTTTAATGACAATGGTAAATTTCCAGCTTTTACTATGAATACTGGAGCTGTACCTAGATCAACTTGGATTAGATTTGCTGACTTTGGTGGTGTCAATGAGTATGAACTTACTTCTGACACATTGAAAGTATTAGATAATATTGATTTCAACCCAGATTATTGGTGGGTAAGTCAAGATTCAAAAAATAAACTTACAAAATTGATGGATGCTTATTGTACTACTCGTTCTGGTGCAATAATTTACAGAGCTTCAAAAAATCCAACTACAGGTTTATTTGAAGGTGATATTTTCTTCAGACCTAGTGTTCAAAGATTAAACGAGCCATTAAATAGAACTTGGCAAGGATTGGATAGACGATCACAATTTGACTTATATATATCCAAAAATAGAGTGGTGGCAATTGAAGATGGTTATTTAGTAGCTGATTCTACTTTGCCAGTTGATTTTCCATTCGAAGATATAAATGTTAATTTTGCTCACTTGATCTACCATACATGGAATGAAATTGGTGAAGTTAGAACTTATGGTCCTGAAAACTCATATTGGATTAATTTCAGACCTTTTGCTGATGAAAGACACTGGGACAACATGGGATTTGAGGTATTGACAAGCTTCCCTGATGTTAAATTATTATAGATAGATTGTTTTTGTGTTAATGAACTTGTAAGGATTTCTTACAAGTTCATTTTTTTATGGTATTATAAGATATGGATAAATTACCTAAAAATCAAAAATATTTTTATGATGTCGAAATTAAAAAAGCAAAATTGAATAAGGCAGCTATGAATTATATCGATCCAGGTGAAGATTATTTGCCTTATGCTTTAGAGAACAAGCATATTGGAAGTAATTTTGATAGTTTTCTTAAGGTGAATAATATCGAGCTTAAGAGAGATATCAATTGGGCTATCAAAATGTTAGGGCATGGCAAAATGATGTCAAGAGAAGGCAACCCTAGTCTTACATTATTTCCTAAAAAATATGATCACGCAGAATCTACAATCACCACTGAAGATCTTTTTGCTGAAGATTGGGTTGTGGTTCCAAATAAATTATTCAAAGATGTATTGGATGATTTAAATGCCGGAAAAACAATCAGACGTAAAAGTTGGCATCCTGATTGGGGTGTTGGTAAATATGCTAGATACGGCAAGCTTATTTATTTAGATTTAATTGCTGATGATTGGGAAAGTGTTGATGTTGTGGCAGAAGTGGATAAACATCAACAGGACATAAAAGATGGAAAATATTAAGATTATAATTCTATCCATTGTCTTTTTATTTGCTCTTATGAGTTGGTCTTACTTTCTCATAGGGGCATATAAGACTGTGGTTGTAAAAGATCGATCTTTTTTACAATTCACTTCTTCTTTACTAATTATTAGTGGGATGTTGAGTGCTTTGTTTTTCTTATCATTGCGAGTGTTAAATGGAAGCTGATCCAAAGATATTAAGTGAACAATATGTAAGAGGGCGTATTTATAGTTTTGTTAGATTCAAAAAATATTTACAAGAAATTGCCCATATTTGTTGTGAAGAATTTCAACACAATAAAAATGATATTATAGAAGTAAGTCTTTCTGATGATGGTAAAACTGTTTGGATTCATTTTGACTCTGGTACTCTTGGTTTTGCATCTGAATTGTTGTGGGATCAAAATGTTAGAGAAACATTTAGGAAAAGTTTTGAGGTTGATTAATGCTTCCTATTCCAACACAGGTAATTGAAATTTTAAATTCTGGGCATATTCTGTGTGTGAAAGATGAGAAAAATACCACTTATTGGAGATTTCAGGATAATAAGCTACAGAATAAAGTAAAGCATCAATCTGGTGAAACTGACTGGATGGAGATAAAATTTCTTATATTACCTATGGAAGCAAAATACACTCTCAAGAAAGTAAATCAAGAATGAAAGAAAAATTCACTTACTTTTGGGATAGGTTTGAAGAAATATTTTCAAATGGTTGGATAGCAAATGAATACACTGAACTTTACACTGAAGATTTGGTTTTGCTTTCTGATTTCTTGACCAAAAATTATCCCAGAGATTTATCTTTGCCCAAAATATTTGCTGTTGGAGATGATGTCATTTTAGAATGGAATATAAATAACACTGATTCATCTCTTGATATCAAAATATGGAATTTGCAAGGTTTATGGCATAGCATAAATCACGACACAGGTGAAGAAGAAGAATTTACTATTGATTTAGTTGATGACAATAATTGGAATAAAATTTTTGATAAAATAAGAGAAATCAAATGAAATTTTCTGAAGTGTTAGATGCTTTGATGGAAGGTGAACCAATCACTAGAACTTCCTGGAAACAAAAATATATGTATTACGACAAAGATGAAGAAGTCTTTGTGTATCATTACAGTGATGATTGTGAATTGATGGATTGGACTCTTGGTTTAGAACCTCGTGATTTAATTGCTGATGATTGGGACATTGATTATTGGGATACAGACCATATTGTTGACGGTAACAAAAAGGTAGATGAAGAATAAAATGGCCAAATACAAATTGAATTTATCTTTTGACATTGATATTACTGGTGATGAAGATTCAGAAGTGTCAGAAGAAGAAATGATTAAGATGCTTCAAAAACTTTATTACAATGATAGAAAAGAGTTTTTGGATTCATTAAGATATTGTTTTGAAGAAGAAAAAGTTAATTATAGTTTAATCATAGAGCCAAAGAAAGTGTATCCAGAAGATTAAACATGACATTTTTTGATTGGCTCAACGCAGTTCATTGGGTATTATTGCCTTTTGGGCCAATAATTATCATTGCAATATTAGGTACACTGATAGCATTAGCAGTGAAAATTTTTATTAGATTAGCAAAGTGGATAGCAAAGAAAATAGCACCATGATTACAACAGAAGCACATTTGATTTTATTAAAAAAACTTGATGTCTTAATTAATAAAATTCAAAATCCATATTTATCTGAATTATGCGCAAATCTTGTTGGGCAAAATGGAAAATATAGAAGCCAATTTGAACAAGCTCCAGCAGCCAAAGGAATGCATCATGCTTATCCTGGTGGTCTTTTAGAGCATTCTATTGAAGTGGCTGAGTTTTGTATTCTTGATTGTGAATTATTAAAGTCATACAAATATGAAAATCTCGATTTAGATTTACTAATTTCTGCTGCATTACTTCATGATCTTGCTAAAATAGAAGAGTATGAATTGCAAGAAATAGTTGATAATAAAGCTTATTACACTTTTACGCAAACAGGCAAAATCATTGGACATTTATGTTTGTCTGCAATGTGGGTTTATTCTGCTATGGATCAAATAAATGATTTTCCAAAAGAATTAAAGGAAAACTTAAGTCATATTTTACTTTCTCATCATGGCAGGGTAGAATGGGGTGCTGCTTTTCTCCCTAAGACAAAAGAAGCTGAATTCTTTCATATGGCAGATCATCGTAGCGCAACAATAGCGAAAGGTTTTTAATTATGGAAAAAGTTACAATTCAAGCTATAGACTGTGGTAGACACGATTATTGGAAAGTTGATCTTGAACTTATAAGTGATTTAAATATCATTGACATTATTAGTGATTATTCTTTCCTTGGCACTAGCAGAGATCCTCTTAATGAAGAAGGCTATGCTTATCTTGAAATAGATTCTGATTGTAGATATTTTGACAAAGCTATGAAATTTTATGGCAAAGAATATCAATTGGACTTTGACACTCTTCAAGATCTTTATAATGAGAAATACCAAGATTATAGAGAATGGCTTGAAGAATTAGAACCTTGGAATACGGATACTCTTGAAGATAAGGGTTTTATGTGGGACGTAATACCAGGAGATTTGGCAGTAGCATTAGATGAATCTGATGATGAAGAAGACGAATACGATGACTGATGAGAAAAAGAAGCGTTTAGAAGAAGCTGGATTTCGTGTTGGATCTATTGCTGAATTTCTAGACCTTACACCAGAAGAGCAAGCTAAAATTGACAATATGATTATCAGAAATGGTAAACCAATTGGAGTTTGTGAATGTCTGGGGAAAGGCAAAGAAACTTGCAAAGGTAATGGATGGGTACGAGATGGTTCTGGCTATCAAAAATGCCCATACTTTCAAGAATTCAGTAAATAAAAAGAAGGCTTTACAGCCTTCTTTTTTTATGATATAATAAATATTATGCAAGATAAAATTGACAACAACAAGGCTGCAGGTTTACTTTGGTATGTAGTTGCTCTGGTAGCTATAACTCATGTATGGAAAACCACTGGGACATTGCCATCAGATTTTCTTTTAGGCGCTCTTTCAGTTTGGTGCTTACGTAATGGTATGAATTATTACGATATAGCCAATAAAGAAGAAAATGAGCGATAAAGATGAGCCAAAAAGAATCAAAATCGACCCAGAAGAAATCAAAAGACTTCTTGCAATTATCTATAAAGCCAGAGGGTCTTGAGAATATTTGCTTTAGTGTTGCTGATGATGTTTACGAAAAAGATTCAGAACGAAAAGAACAACATCGTCAGCAAAGATTTTTAAATGGTTTTGATGACACAGAAACTTGGCATTTAGATCGCACTATGGCATTATTTATTATTCCTAGATTGAAAAGATTTATGGATGTAAATAATGGAATTGCAAATGGTGAAACTGAAGAATCTTATTACGAAAAGTTGAGATTTATCGTACAAGCTTTTGAAAATTATTATGCTACAGACCAATATTTCAATTCAGTAGATATCGAAGAAAGAAAAAAACTTACTGATGATGTTCGTTTAGCGGTAGAATATCTTTCTAAACTTTGGTTTGAATTGTGGTGGTGAAATGACTTTGTTTGATGGTTATGCTGGTGAAACTTATAGGATTGAATCAATATGCGGAACTGTCAGAACAAGACTTTCCGAATTAGGTTTTAATCCTGGTTGTGAAATAAAAATTCTCAACAAACAACATACAAATATGATGGTTGTAAACTGCAGAGAAAGTCATATTGCATTGAGAAAAGAAGAAGCCCAGTGTATTCATATTGAACCTGTAAAAGATTAATATGACTTGGGAAGAAATTAGACAACGCAAAGAAGATTCAATACGAGAAAGTACAGGTAATCCAATGCCAGATATAAATGGAAAAAGTTATAAATCATTTACTGACTATTTGAACTCTGAAGAATATAAAGAATTTTTTGAGATGGAAATAAAAGCTATAGAAGAATACAAGCAAAAAGCTAAAGAATATTTTGAATCTTTAGAAACAGATAATCAATTGTTATTATTTTTCCATATCACTAATATGATTTTTGAAAATTATTATAAAGAAGGTGGATCTTATAGACATTTGCTTTATTATAAGTTTAATTTTGGTCCTGAATCTTATAGCTTAGGAATTGATAGTGGAATGTTTGCTATTCACAATTCGATATTTACACCTGACGAAATGGAAGAAAATATCAAAGTAGCAATAAAGCATTTCAATTTAGATTTGTCAAGTAAAGAAATCCAATCTTTTAAGAATATTATGAATTATGGCTGTGATACTAGTGAAAAATTAGATAGTTTGATATCTGGACAGCAAAAGTTTGATTTCAATCAAGACTCTGAATAATCAGGGTCTTTTTTATTTCTTCCAGTATATTATTGGTATGTGGTATTCATTTATTAAACAAGCGATTTCCAAAGAAGAAGCAGAACAAATTATTCAAAATGAGCTTCGTTCTAAATCTTATATAGATCCATCAACTGATGATGCAGATACAATCAAAAGAAAATTAATTGAAAAGTATGGATCTGAACAAGAAATGGTTGCAGCTATCAATTCAGAAATTTCTAAAATTATGTCTGAATTTGATCAATCTAGTCCTTGGGTAAGTGGATCAAGAGAAACCCACACACATTTTAGCACACCATATGAAGCATTTTACGTAATGCCTGATGGTTCTGTCACTCCTAATTTAAGATCTCACGTAATGTTTGATAAATACTTACTATCAAGATTAGGTGTAAATCCAGAAGCATTGAAAGATAGATCTGATAGACACGTACTTTCTGAACTCACTGGTGCTATGAGAATAAACTTGAATAATGGTAGAGCTAATGCAACTATTTACACAAATCCTACCAGACAACAATTAGATTGGCTTAAGAAAAACGATATAACCCGCGATGAATTAGATATTAGAAGAGGGTCAGAAGTTGAATTAGGAGATGAATCTGGCACGTCATCTGATCAATATTCTGAAGTAATTTCTAAATTATCAGAATTAAATGTAGATGAAATTTCTAGAAAATTAGATGATATGCAAAGTTTTATATCCTCTGTAATTGGGGATGTCAAAAGCAATTATGATGAAAATTATCGTATGGTAAACACTGCTGAAAATCCTAATAATCTTCCTGAAGAACAAGTAAAAAAGCTAACAGAAATATATACCAATCTAAGAGATATCGGAACTAATCTTTTCAATATCGAACAAATGCTTGAATCCTGATGACACAAGATGAAGCATACTCTTATTTTTTTCCTGAAATAAGAGACAATGGACAAGAGTATTTTAAAACTTGTTTAATTTATGCTTATCCTGCCCAATTAAATCAATATATAGAAACTTGGACCGCTGATGGATTGGAAACTACAAATTATGCAAAAGAAGGCGATTTTGTAGTGAAAAATTTACAAACAGAATGTCAAGAAGAATATATCGTTCCTTCTGATATGTTGTTTAGTAGATATAAATTTTTCTATTATTATGAACAAGGTGCAATTTACATCCCAAAAGGTAAGATTCTTGCTTGTAGATATTATGGTTCTGAACTTGAATTTGTAGCAAAATGGGGCAGATTAATGTCATTAAAGCCTGGAGATTATATTGTTTCACCTTCTCCAAATTATCTTGAAGTGTACAGGATTGCTTCTCAGGAATTTTTTGAAACATATGAGAAGCTAATTGTCCCAGAATAATCTTAATGTAAAATAAGATTATGAGCTATACACTTTTAGTTTTTGAACCAGATATTAAACAGCATCCAAGTGCCGAAAATGTTTTGTGGAAAGGACAAGTAATTCCACCATCAAACTATAGCTCAATTATGCTCATTTTGTTGCAAGATATTCTAGAATTGAATAATCGTAGAACAATGAATGAATGGGAAAAGATCTTAAAAGACAATAGCTTCAAATATGAGCTTAATTACGATCATGAATTTTGCAGAGAATATATAATTGAAGACAAACCATTAGTAGCTTATAGCTTTCAATTGTTTATGTGTGACCTTCAAGATGGCACTAATAGATTAGAAATTACTAATGAATATATTTTGCCTATTTTATATTCTTTAAGTCTTTCTAAAAACAAATCTTACAACCCAGTAGCTTTGAAAAAAAGAATTGAAACAGCTTTAGAATTAATTTCTATATCAGACCCAAAACCTATGAATCTTATTATGATTGGTCAGTTGAATTTGCTAGATAAATTGGCTGACATTTGCATTGATTATGAAGTTGATGTAAAATGTACAATTGAAGTGAGAGCGTAATTTTGCTTCGGAGTGTACAATACTTATATGAAGATTCTATATATTTCTGGAAACCAAAGATCAGAGCAATTTCCTTGGCTAACTGATTATCAAGATGACTGTTTGCTTCTTGGACT